TACTAAAGTTGATGACCATTTTCAATCAGCGTCAACGAGCTTTGTCGATGTAACTGGAGTAACCTTAACTATTTCACCAAAATTTTCAACGAGCAAAGTTCTTGTTACTGTTAGTGGTGCCTATGGAATGAATACAGGCTCAAGAATAGCTTCATTTAATATTGTAAGAGGTTCAACAAATATCGGACAGCCAACGAGTGCAAAAGCTCAATCATCAACAAGGACATTGTATAATAGTTCAGCAGATGAGTTGCACCAATTACATATTGAGTTTCTTGACAGCCCAGGAACAACTTCAGCTACAGTATACAAATTGCAAATAAGGTCAAATACTTCAAATACTTTATTTTTAGGCGATAGGTCTAGTGAAGATTGTAGGCAAGGAACGACTATTACCTTAAAGGAGATAAAACAATGACAACAATATCACAAGCAATATCAGCATTAGGTATCAAAGAGTGGGTACTCAGGGGTGAGCCTACAAGTGAAGCAGAGTTCAACGCTATGTTTCGTAAAGTAACTGGAGCAGACAGCAATGGAAGTGCGATTGAAAGCTCAACGCCTAGTGACTTTGGCACAACTTGGAAAGCTGTATCTGACAAAAAGACAGAGCTTACAAATGCAGAGCCTATGCGATTGCTTAGAGTTGAGCGAGATAGGCTATTAGCTGAGTGTGATTGGATGGCAAACTCTGATGTAACTCTTGCCGATAACTGGAAGACGTATAGACAAGCATTGCGTGACTTGCCAAGTGGTGCATCACCAAAGCTATCAGCCGATGGGTCGCTAGATATGTCTTCTGTTACATTCCCTACTAAGCCTAGCTAATGACCAAAGCATTAGATCAACGTGTTACAAAACTGGAGACAGAGGTAAACATTCAGTTTAAGGAGCTGTTCTTTCGCTTAAAGAGATTGGAAGCCATTCTTTATATTGGAATGGGAGCCGTCATCACAATGCTCATTGGAGTATTATTTCAAATAAATTAGTAAACGACTAGGGGGAACCATGCTTGGTTTTGGGGTTGGTGAAGCAATCATGGCTGCGAGTGCATTCAAGAGTGCGGTCGATGCTATTAAAAGTGGCATTGGTACTGCGAATAGTGTGCGAGATATTGCATCAAGTATCGATCAGCTATTGGATGGCAAGGCAAGGATCGACAGTGCAAAGACAAAGAAAGCTGCACCAGGTAGTTTTTCTATAAGTTCAATTGCGTCCGATACCATAGATGCAAAACTTGCTGAAGAAGAACTCTACACAGTTTCTGTACTTATAGATCAAAGGTTTGGGCATGGCACTTTCAAGGGGATACAAGACGAGCGAAAGAAACGCATCAAAGATTATGCTGACGCAGAAAAGAAACGATTGGCAGCCAAGTCAAAACGACGGAAAGAAATGATTAATGATTTTAAACTACTTGGTTGGATCGTTGGTGGTTCTACTCTGCTTGCTATGGCTGCAGTCGGCTATTACCTCTTCAGCAATCAGTAGTGAGGCAAGATATGATACACAGAATTATAGCCTGGTTAAACGTGTTAAGAAAAAATCCCCAGGAAGAAGTCTTAAAGAATACTACTGCGTCTACATATCCGAAAATGGAAAAACCAAAGCTATTAAAATCGAAACAGAAGAGTGTCCGGAAGAAATCTAAATGACTCCAGAAACATTAAACAAGTGGCAGATCTTACCTCGATTTATGATGCTCGTTATGACAGGCGTTTACATACGCTGCATTGAGTGGGCCCTGAGTATGCCAGAATTATCAACACAACAGGCCGGTTTAATATCTGTTGTCACTGGAGCCATGACAGGATCACTAGCATTATTTCTAAACAAGGAAACAAAATGATTGGCAGCATTGTAACCGCCGTATCGAGTCTTGCGTCTAGTTGGATCGAGGGAAAGACAGCTGTTCAAAAAGCTAACGCGCAGATTAAAATGAAGGAGGCTACCGGTGAAATTGATTGGGATCTCCAAGCTATGCGTGCTAGTCAATCGTCCTGGAAAGACGAGTATTTAGTTATCATCTTTTCTATACCTTTGATCCTTTCATTTTGTGGCGAGTGGGGAAGAGGTATTGCAGCTGATGGGTTCCAGGCTTTGAGTGAAATGCCGGAGTGGTATCAGCTGACAATTGGTGTGATTGTAAGCGCGAGTTTTGCCACCAGATCAGCTGCTAAATTTATCAATATGAGGAAGAAGAAATGAAAGAGAATTTTGAGCAATGTATGGTGATGTTATTGGAGAACGAAGGAGGCTATCAGGAGGACAATCGGGATAGTGGAAATTCGTCTGATGGATACGGAAATCCAGGCTCAACAAATTGGGGAGTCACGGCAAAAGTATTCGCTGAGTTTACCGGTCAACCGGCCACTAGAGAGATAATGAAAGCGCTCAAAAAGGAAGACGTTTATCCGGTCTATAAAGAGCTCTATGCTGACAAAATAAAATTCGATTTATTACCTTCTGGAGTTGATTGGGTGGTCATGGATTTTTGTGTGAACAGCGGAGTGTCTAGGGCAGCGAAGGCTCTGCAAGGAATTGTGTCAGTTACAAGAGATGGCGCAATCGGGAAGCTGACGTTAGCAGCTGTCGAGAAAAAAGATAAGAAAGAAATTGTAGAGGCCATGCACAATACCAGGCAAAATTTCCTGGAGGGTCTATCAACATTCGGTGTCTATGGTCGAGGCTGGACGAGGCGAAATAAGCATGTAAAAGATACCGCTCTCGATATGCTTTGATTGCCACAAGATTGCCACAAACTAGATGATAGTAGATGATAATAGATGATACTAAGAATCAGTTTAAGTGTCATAAAATATCATTAAATATCATTAAATATCATCTACTATTGGGTAGAATGGGGTTTCAAGTCCTATCACCCGCACCACAAATTCCCCAATAAATACAATAACTTAGCAATTTTTTAGCCTATTTTGCCACAGATTTTGCCACAAAGATGTTTGACATTCTTGATTCCATTCTCCATTATCGTTGAAAATATTAACAATGTTCATTAACAGATGTGGAGATCTAAATGAAAAAAGTTATTGAGAAGTCAGAGCAGTTACAGCAGTTACACGATCTAACAGAAACCGAAACAAATTGGGTCGTACATACCAAACAGAATCAGAAAATCGTTTTATCAGCTGACCAGCTGCATTTGATCCGGCAAGGATTAAACCAGGCTGTTGATGCAGATCCCTCTATTTATTTCTAGGAGGGATCAATGCTAACAAAAGAAGAAACAATTAACCTGGTAAGATATTATCCAAGTGCTGCGCGCAAAGGATCCAAAAAGCCGTATGTGGTCGATGCCCGAAAGCATGGTGTTTTACAACAATGGTTTGCTACAAGAGAGGAGGCTTTAAAGTATGCGGATCACATAGCAGAAAATATCTTATTGCATTCGAAAGGGCGCGCTGAAGTTAGGATGGGAACAGTTTTTAATTGCGGTAAATGTGAGCCGACTAATAAGAAGTGTTGCTACACAAAAACGAGAAAAATGGATATCGATCATGGTGTGATCCGAGATCATAGTTTTGAGAACTCAATGCGCGATATTAACTTCCTTCTCAACATTAAAATTGAGGGCACTTCAGTTCGTGAAATGTCAGCAAAAAATTTCTTTGATGATCCCACAATTGTATTCAGAATTATTGATCCGGAAACGATCAAAGGTCGCGTACTGAAAACTGTTAAAAACTATTGGGCAAACTACACAGATTTCGGATCGTTCTGTGTTAGAGCTGGTTTCACAAAGCAAAATATTTTTCGTGAAACTCGACCAAAGAGTGGCGGAAAAAAATCTACCAGGAAAGCAAAGATCGATCGCGTCCAGCGCTCGACTATCGAGGGGATCCTGGAGCATCTGCCGGTTGATACGAGCAACATGGATCCTGGCGGATACAAAAGATGTAATTGGAGGCTAGCAGCTTTCGTTGCAGCGCAAACCGGAATACGCCAGGGTGAGCAAAGAGCACTAACCTGGAACGATGTAAATTTTGATGTTCGCATTATCGAGATTAACAAAGGCATCGATAGATACCATAATGTTGCGGAAACAAAAACAGAGAAATCGAATAGGCGATTGCGGTTTCCACCGGTCGTTATCAAGGCGCTACAAGAAGAATATATGCGCCAGGGAAAACCACCAAAAGAAGATTTAATCTGGATGAGTCAGAAAGGTCGATCAGTAAATCCCTCGATGTTCATCAAGAAGATCACCAGAGCAGCCACAGCAGCTGGTGTTCCGCGCATTACCTGGCACGAACTACGTCATTATTTTGCATCCGCTCAGTTGGCCTTAAAAGGCAGCACAAAGGATGGCATCTGGAAAGTATCGAACCAGCTGGGTCACTCAGATACAACAATCACAACCAAAACTTATGGTCATTGGCTGGATGATTACTCTGAGGATCCGGAGGAAACAGCTAGAGAAGATCAAGCAGCGCTGCGCTACTAATGTCAGCTTAGATAAAAAAAAGAGCGCCGGAGCGCTCTTGAGTTTCGTGGCCTTAATAGTTTATATTATCCAATCTCCCCAAATTTTTCTTGCTGCGCCTTTCTGCGCAAAACTTAACATCTTTACTATCTGATCGATTTGAGCAGCGCTCATACCGCTTATATCTTTATAGATGTTATTCTCTCCGCTATTATCAGCGCTAAGATATTTTGCAAGATAATCCTTAGTGATTTGCAAAGCCTCCTTGATATCTTTTCTTACATTGTCATAGAGAATTATGTTCTCTTCTGTCCAAGGTACATTGGCTAGAGGTTTCACCATTAAGCAACTCCTTTCTTGTTGTTTTTGCTGTATCCCCACTTATGCTGCGCTACGTCAGACATAACATCCGCAGCATTGTGTTTGATAGCTTGCACAATCCAGTAAGCATCTTGATGGATCCAATCGTTGACCTCGCAAGCCTGGTAATCGTAGTTGCTGCACATTCTGTAAATGTCAGCAGCAGTAAGGTGAAGATTAGGCACATAGCTTTTACCGACCAAAGATATTGGGCCAGTGTTAAGTTCTGCTAAACAATCAGCAACAAAATCTGCGCTGTTGTCTTGCTCGTTGTACCTTGCGTTGATACTGTCTACGTTAGCTTTTGCTAAGATCTTAACCAGATTTTCTGGATCGGTGTCTATCTCTTTCTTTGTGAAGAGATTGTAATAGTAGCATTTGTGTCGTCTTGATACGGCCCACTTGACCATCTCTGAAATTTGTTCTGGCGCGACTAAGTATGCACTCATTTAGTGTCCTTTCTGTTTGTTTTTGGGATTTGGTTTCGAATCACTTGATCCGTTCTTCACTATTATTGACTCAACGCGTCAATGATTGCAAGTAAAATAACACAATGTGTTACAAATAACTTAAAAAGAACAGCGCCGGAGCGCTGTTAGTTAGGAGGTCATTAGTTTAAATTGGCTCCCAATCGTTTTAATTCATGTCGAGCCAGGTAGGTTGTTCGTCCGCTACTGTGCGTATCATAGTCACCGCTTGCCAGGATCCGGCGCAGCCTCTGGTAAGCAGCTTTTTCGCTTAGATAAGGAAACAGCAGCTTTCCAGCTTCGGTCACAGTAAATAGCGATTTACCAAGAGGGTTTGTTGTCATTTCCACTATTTTCATTTTCTTTATCCCATGCTGGAGGTGTGTCTGCAAAACTCTGATTTCTCATTTCCTCTGGTACGTCTAGGAATAGGAGAGGGCGCTCGATCACTGTCCAAGGATCTCCTGGCCCAGCTTTTTCCTTAATACTTATTCCCAGCTGCATCTGACAATCGTCACCATGTAATACAGCTGCCTCTCGCATAGCATCAACCAGGTTAGCTATTGCTTTTCGTTGTTCAGCTGATTGCGGCATTGGTTTTCCCTCTGGGTTCCTTGTTGTCTTAAATTGCAGCCATGCAGCTGCTTGATATTCTACGTCTGCATTTAATCCGGAAAGCATTTTGAACCTTCCATTACCGAAATGCGGCCTTTGTCCTGGCATTTTAATTTTATCCATGTGCTAGTTGCTCCTCTCTAATTTCATAAAAAGCCTTAACCTTTTCCGCAGCTGACTCATCCAACTTCTTCAAAGCGCTGTAGCTTTTTTGGTTTTCCTTAAATATTATGTTCATGCGTTCCACGCTCTTTGCCTTTTCGAAACTTTCGATAAACCATTGTGCGTTTCTTTCAACTGCGTTTTGTTTACTAAAATTTGCTGTCTCTTCACGCAATGTTTCCAATATATCTGCGTCCTCTGGATCTTCTTTTGGTGGATCCACTTTTGGCACATCCTTGGGTTTTACGTCAGCTGCCTTTTTCTGCTCCTCAACATTCTTTGCCTTTGTTTCAATGTTAGACATTTCAAACTCACTAGCAAACTCACCGCCATGCAAGCCTAGCGAGGCCAAGGCTCTGCCAATCGATGAAGTTTCTCCAGCCTCCATAGCCGACGTTTTGTTAACGTGGCTGCTGCCGCGTATCTCTTCAGCTGTTCCGGTGGCAATAGGTCTTTCATTGTTTGGCCCAAATATCTCGCAATAGGTAACAACTCTTTTTCCGTCATCGACTTTAGTAGATGTAACGATAGAATAATCTGGAAAGTATTTTCTAAATATCTCGACGCGTACAGCAACAGTAGTATATTTCTTACCGCCTTGCATCTTGACGCCTTCTTTATTCAATCCTTTTATCTCGTTCATTGCAGCGGTCAGCTGGTCTTTCATTTGAAACTCCTTTTGGCTAGTTCGATAAGTTCTGGTTGTAGGTTCCAAGCAAACATATGATCCCACTCTGGATCGAGAGATCGAAAGAGATCATCCAGGTTGTCTGCCTTTTTTAATAAATGCTCGGTAGTTTGATGATGTCTAGCCATCTGCTGCACAATTCGATCAAGGTTCTCATCACTTAATTCTGGAGAGTTATCCTGGTCAAAAATTCTATATTCTTTATGATTGGCACAAACGAGGAATGGCGGCTGCTGTCCATTCAGTGCCCAAAAACCAGCAATCTGATAAAGCCAGCTTTTCTCAAACATGCCGTTTAATGTTTTCGGAACTGAGGAACTTTTCTTTAAGCTGCTCCATTTAGTTTTCAGATCACCGCGTCTTGCGTAGTCCGGTCTAGTCTGATGTGGTAGTTCACACCCTGGCAACTTGTCCTCAAGAGTGATTTCCCCAATATATTTGTTTTCCCTGGCCATTGCTTTCTCTAAACCAAGAACTGAATTTTTTATAATGTCACCAATCAGCTGTTTGTAGACTTCAACCAGCATATCGTCCTGATCACCCACGTTTTCCCCTAAAAAGTAACGATTTTTAAAAAAAAGGCCTTCAGATTTGGCCCAGGAGATGGCTTCATCAAGTTTCATGGGTTCTGATCCATCAATTCCTAACACGCTGTCTACGGCTTTTTGTACCGCGACACCACCGATGGCGCTTGGGCCTACTGCTCGACTAGGGTTTAATAGTTCCCATTGTTCTTTATCCTTCAAAAAGAGGTCAGAAAGTAGTGGACGCAGTACAATTTTTTCCCAAAGTTTTTTTCCTCGAGGTGACCCGATCGGATTACTGTGATGATAGTAATTAAATCGTAATGCGTATTCTGGTGTCAGCTGTGGTAGTGGCATGTTATCAATCTCCTTGGTACGCGCTAAGGTTAAAGGATTTTTTGGGACAGATTCCCTAGCGCGTTAGTGACGATAACAAATTTAGTTACATGGGGTCAATAACTAAATCAATGTATTGATCCATTTGTCAATCTAATGATCCTTAACAATTTCAAATCCAGATAAATCAGGTCGATACAACGCCAACTCCGTTGGGCATACCCAATCTAGGTGGACTTTTGAATATTTAACATCCGACTTGTCCAGCACTGTCATATTCATAGGGCCGCTTTTTCCTAGCTGTGAGTTTGTTAAGTTTTTTATCCGGCGTACTGTGTAGGTTTCCATGTCGCTGTTCTCAAAGGGATAGCCGACAAAGATTTCACTTTTTTGCGTGTTCGTAGCGGTAGTCTTACATAGACTAATGTGACCAATCCCATTCTCTGAAACATAGTTACCATCCATAGGTTTTTTGTTAAGAATACAAATAGCTGTTGTCTTTCTGTTGAACCATTTAGGTATAGTGTAGGCTATGTGATCCTCGTGAAAAGAATATGGCCCTGCTAAATAAATCTTTCTGTTTTCATCTTCTCCAAATAACTGGAGATCTCCTTCACCATCCATTTCGCCGATGATAGGGCATAAACTGCGTTTGAATAATATTTCTTCCGCAGAGCAACTTAAAATTTTTGCGTATTTTATAGCATCCTCGATGCTAATAGTTTGTTTTCCGTTGAGGTGTCGACTTACTGTTTCCGGTCGAAACCCCATAAGTTCCGCAATTTGCACGCCTGAAAGGTTCGCTTTCCTAGCCAAGCCTTTCAAATTTGAAACGCTTTGAACTTCTGCCATTTGTGATACTTCCGATCTACATTTATAAAAATGTCCATTCATGTTGCCCTCCGATCAGCCGGTGGGCTAAATGGAAGGTTTATCCAAGTCGTATGTGTACTATGTATTATTATCGATAGTTTACGTAGTGCCGATGTTAAAATATGAGCCATTTTATAATCTCCCAACCTTTAAATGTCAATCATACATG